CTTGTCATGATTGTATTTTTGTGCGAATTCTTCACGAAGTTCAGCACGCACAGTCTCTTTGGCTTCGGCCAGGCGGTTTTCCCAGGCTTCCACAATGGCTGTACGAGTATCTTCGTTGATGATTCCGTTATCCAACAAGGGTCGAATTACTTCTAACATAATATTTCTCCTTTTGGTATGTTAATACCACTTGCTTTCTTTGATTGCTTCGTTCTCTTTTCACTTAGAGAAATTTTCAATTTAGTCTGTTCATCCCAATGAGTTCCAGTACGAGCCAAACCAATTGCTTTTTTGGATTCTTCGCTATGCTTAAATCCAGTTAACCCCTTATTCCATGGCGTGCGACCTTTTTTTGATGCACTTAAATTCGCTTTGTGTTTTGCACTTTGCGGACCTCTTTTGCCATGAGAACTAAATTTACCATCCCCGTTGTGTCTGTTAAAACTTCTGGGATCATTTTTAGCATCGACTAACTCTAATATCTCTGCTTCTAGCAAAATCATTTCATCTGGGGTGCCTGTTGCAATGATGTCTCGAACCCATTCGTTTCTATTTTCCAGTATCAACGGTTTAACATACTTACTAGAACAAATGTATCCGTCGTCGGGATGGCAATTCTTAGCAGTCCGTGACCCAATATACCATTTTTTCGATGGTATGTGTGTCCAGTTATAAAGAAAAGCCTGTGATTTCATAATTTCAAATCTTTGATGAAGCCAGTTACAGCTTCTTTCAGGTACTGCTGTACTCGTGGGTCTTGGTTGGCTTCACGTGCCATTTCAAATATCTGTGATCCGCCACGCATGTTCATGAGGCCTTCGTAAATGGCCTTGGGATATGCGTGTGGTGCACTGGGCTGTGCTACAATGTCCACGGTGATGATTTCAAAATCACTAACGTGTCCAGTGCCTTCATTGACGTTACCTGATCCACGACTACTGACACCCAGTTTAACACCAGATGTCAACATGGCTTTGACCAGTTCGCCCATGGGTGTGGGCAACACAGTCAGGCTTCCATAACCTGTGGGACCGTCCATCCACATTTTACTGATCATGTGGCTGACTCTGTCCAGGTTGATCTTTAAATCGTCTGGATGATCTACTTCACCCAGAACACTGTATCCGTCTTTGATTTGGCTGTTGATGGTTTCCACAGCCTTGGCAATTTCCTGAACTGGATACACTCGCTGGTTGGCATTTTTGACACCACCCTCGATGAATATACCTTCCATGCGTAGCTTTTTGCCACCTTTGCCGTCGCCAGAATCCTCGGATATAACCTGGATCCCGGCTCGGTCAAATGTCAAATGCTCACGGAGATATGAAGCCATGATTTAAATTACTTGCGACCTGTGTTCTGCTTCTGAACACTCTTGTCATACACTGGTACTTTACCACCAGTGGTCTGTCCTTCTGCGCCTTTGGCGTCCTTGGTATACTCGTGACCAGTACTCTCTGGCTTACCAGCTTTGCCGCCTGGAACGTTACGGTTACCAGACTTGATCTCGCCTTGGCCTTTGGTGTATTCGTTGTTGGCTTTGGGTACAGGTTTGCCGTCAGGGTTTTCGTTGCTGCCGCCGCGTGCAATATTCTTGCTCTCACCGCCGAAATCTGGACCTTCGTGACGTGACACTGACTTGGTATTCACTGAAGTCTTCTTGCCAGTTGAACCCACTGGCTCACCTTCAGAATAGGTACTGGGTGTCAATGTGATGTCTTCGATCTTTTCCACGTATTCACGCATCATGTCCACTGCTGTTTTGCCTGAACCTGATTTGCCTGATTTACCAGACATCGCTGAACCTGACTTGCCGGATTTGCCAGACATACCCGACTTACCAGATCCCTCAGCTTCCATCATGTCGTGTTCGGCTTCAGCACCAGGATGTTCTTCTTCGCCGCCCATGTCGTCCCAGTCTGGGGTCTCTTCACCAGCTGGCTCTTCATGATCCATGTCGTCATGGCCTTTGTCGCCCATGATCTCGTCAAACTTGGCCAATAACTCGTCCAGTTTGGTGTCAATGTTCATGACTTTGTCTTCGATTTCTTCGTGTTCGGCTTCTTCGCCGCCCATGTGCATGGGTTCTTCGTCACCGTGGTCGTCGTCAGCTGGCATTTCGCCGTCGCCTTCGTCGTCCATGCTGAATTCTTCTTCAGTGCCTTCTTCTTCGTGCATGGTTTCTTCAGCACTGATCTCTTTGTCCATGTCGCCGATTTCGTCGCCGTGGACCATTTCTTCCATGTGCTCTTCATCCATGATGCTTTCATAGATGTCGCGGCTTTTTTCTACCACGATGGCATGGAACAATTCACGTGCTTTCTGATCTTCATCATTGATGATGTATTCCACCAATTTTTCAAATTTGTTCATTGTTAAGGTTCCTTTACAAATAAATGGCTTGTATATTATTTACAAGTTATGTATGTTTATATGTTCAAATGCACTGAAATCATGCGATTTTCAGGATTTTTTTGAAAAAACACTCAAAAATTAGGTTTTAAATGCCCAGGGGCATGCCACCACCTGCTTCTGCTGCTGGTGCATACTGCTTGGCCACAGCCTGAAGTTTCTTTTCGTGTTCGAGTTTTTTGACGTCATTACTACGTCGGAGTTGGTTGATGTGGGCCAGGGTCAGACGATTGGCTCGACGACTGTCAGTGGTTCTGGCCACTGAACCGTCACGTTTCTCGTCATGATAGCCGGCCGGAGCTGGTTCAAATAATTCTGTAATGATCATATGTGGTATTTAACCTGTTTGGCAAAATTACAATGCCGGGGCATTGGCGCCAGCATTGATGCCAGCTGCTGCACCAGGTCCACCAGGACCAGTAGCCTCAGGTGCTCCGCCAGCCACCCCAGGCTCGCCAGGACCAGGTTCGGGCCCCAGTCCTTCCAGATCAGTCTGGATACCACCAGGACTGATGCCTACATTGCGCAGGCCAGGAGCATCGGGTTTTGCTGTTTCAGTGTCGCCGCGCTCTTCGGCCCAGGCCATTTCGTTTTCAGCAATCTCCTGTTCGGTCATGCCCAGATATCGCTTCATCAGGAACCGTTTACTCAGGTAGGGATAGGCTTCCAGAGCTGTAAACGTGGCAATTCTGGCCTGGTCGATGTCGGCCTGGCGGTATTGTGCAAAGTTCTGTGGTTCGTTGAATGCCAGATCAAACAGACTTCCGTCAATGTTAAATCCACGCCAACGCATGAACATTTTGAATTCTGAGTCCAGTTTATCAGCTATCATGCCTTGCAGTCGCTGACAATACTGGTTAAACCGCCATTCCTGGATCAGCGCGGTACCTACCCGGCCATCAGTGTACGCCTGACTGCCATCATCAGCAGTGGTGGGCAAATAACTGCTGGGGATACGCAAACCACGGAATAATTTATTGGTGAAGAATCGCAAGTCAGTGATCTCGCCCAGGTTGCTACCGCCAGGCAACACATCCACACTACTGCCACGACCTTCAGCAGTAGTGGGGAAGAAGTAATCTTCATTAGTAGATAATGGGTTATATGATGCATCCATCATGTTCACAGTGCCAGTGCCGGTCTGCGTGGGGATTCTGCGCTGATGTATCTCGTTCTTGATGCGTTCCACAAATGCCATGGCCATGTGACTGGGCATGTTTCCTACATCGATCTTAAACACCCGACGTTCAGGTGCACGTTGTACGCGATAGATAATGATACTGTCTTCCAACAGTTCTTTCTGCTTGAAGACCTTGAAGATGTTTTCCAACACACTGTTGCCAAAGGGCCAGTATACGTCCAGGCCTTCGGTCAGACTCAGGTGTACTACATGCTCAGCATTGATGGCTGCTTCGTTCTTAGCATGACTAAAACGACTACCACCACCAAAAGGTGCTTGTGGTTGTACATAAGCGCCTGATGGGCCGCCTACCTGTGGATGATTCATGTAGGTGTCAGTGGTGGCTACTGCGGTGACTGTGAGATTCTGGAAATTGGGGTTCAGATCTTTGATCAGATACTGTTCGGGCTTCTTGCCTTCGCCTTCATTGACGATCACTCGGGTGACCTTGCTCATTTCAGTCCAGTACAGTTTGAAGTTTTCGGGATCACGAATAAAAATCTGATCGCCGTACTTCAAGACATTTCTGACAATTTTAAAGGTACGTTTGTTGAATTCATTCAGGGCCACCCACTGCTGTAACTGCTCTTTGAGGATTTTGACTTCATTGTCTGATGGCTGATCTTTGAATCTCAGGGTAAATGGTGTGTGATTTTCCAGATTCTTCTGGGTACAGAATTCAGCCAGGATGTCCAGAGCAGCATTGACTTCGGAATCCATGTCCATCTGCTCATACTGATTGTATCGTTCCACCCGATTAGGCTGACCAGTGTAGACTTCTGGTAGCTGACTCTGATAGTTTCTGAGACCTGGATCAGGCAGTCTACCGCCACCCAGAGGGCTGATGTTACTGGGCAGATTGTTGCTTTTGAAGTATTTTTTCCAGGACAATTTGATGTTCCTATTATATTAGTATATTTATCTGTGAGTCACACACTGGCGCGAAGTATCTTGGTGCTGGTGTAGTTCTGATCTCTCAGGGCCACGAGCATGTCACGATTTACTCCTATGAGTTCGGCTAATTGATCCGCCAGACCACTCATGTTCAGATCCACTGGAATATTACGGCCGTCGGGCAGTGGCACTGCTGCTTCTGCTCCCGCCTCTCCGAAGATAGCTGGTTTATCTGAAACTCCACCGTCTTTGTAGGTTTCCAGGTGGATGTGTGCTGCGCTAGCCATATCATTGGCAGAGGTTTTTGCACCTAGTTGTTTAACTGTTGAAAGCAGTTGTGTGGTTGACTTGTCCTCAAATTGTACGTTGCGAACACCCATACTGCTGATAAGTTTCATTAAATCCACAATACCCTGAGGATTCATGCCTCTGACGCTGAGGTCAGCTGCTTTACCTTTGAAATGCGGATCTGTGGCATCTTTATGCGGACCCCACATATCATTGAGGCCAGTGATGGTTTGGCCCTGAAGTCTGGGATCTTTTAGTATATCTAAAAGCTGTGGAGTGATTCCACCTTTATTATCAGTGGCCAGATTCAGATTATACTTGGACAAATCTTTTATGAGTTGCCCGCTCATGTCAGATCCTGGCACGGCGGTGCCGGAAAGAACTG